TAACACTCGTTCTTGTTGTTACAATGTCATGCTTGTTGCCTACCTGTCAATAGTTTTTGCAACCCTTTTGCAACCCAAATTCCGGTTGCAACTTTTGTTATGGACGTAGGTAAATTTCTATTGGACGTAGGTAATGGGTTGCAAGTTTATACAGAGTCAAAACTTGGTGGATATATATAATTATATAGGGAAAGGTGTTTAGCCTTATGTGGCTAATATTCGGGCTCTCAGCGCATTTCCAAAGCAGTATGTTTTACATGCTCATTTCGCTTTGACCACCCTTTTCCATAGATAGAAAAGGTGGATAAGCCTTCTAAAAAGTATTGTCGTGCGGTGTACATACCTTCGATAATTTTCTTCTTATCAGTCTCCTCTACAGCCGCCATTGTCTTCGGACCAATCGCACCATCAGCCTGTGCTCCCACAGAAGATTGCAATCCCTTCACAGCGCGAGAGGGTCCGGAATTTACACAATAATCAAACACTGTCCAATCGACACCAGATGGCAATTCGTCAGCTTTTATTTTATCCCAGTACAATTCTTTATAAATTGGGTAGACATCTTCCTTCTTCAATTCTCTCATAATCTCTCTTGGTGCAGGCTGCCCTGTGTACTCCGCATACACCTTCGCAGTGACACCCCAATTCGTTGAACCGGGGGAGCCATACCCATCACCGTGATTTCCTGGGTCACGGTCATCTTCCTGATAGCCACCCTCATTTTCCAAAAGCATCACCATACATTTTTCAAAGTTCTCTTTCATTTCTTTCTCCCTAGTTTCGAAAATGATCTTAAACCAAAGCTTGCAGCTATTGACGCATACATTCCATACGTCACCCACTCAGGACACTTATGTAGATTTTCAAATCCTGTAGCCATAAACTCTTGCACACCCCACCAAGGGCAGAAGTTGGCTACCAGAATTAGAATAAAAACTATTGTCCATGCTTCATCTTTAAAACTATCCTTAGAAGCCTCCATAGCAGCAACTTCCCAAGATAATTCTCCGGATGCTATCTTTAATTCTTTCTCTGCTTTGGCTTTTGCGATTGTGCTTTTGCTATCTAGGTAACTGGTAGCTAAACCACTTACTGAAGATATAATTGTTCCTATCATTTACTGCCTCCATTCTTTGACATCCATGCTGATACTCCCATGTAAGCTCCTACTAAGCCTGCACCAGTTACATAAAATAAATTACTAACGTCAGTTAATAACTCTATTCTCTCGTTTGGAATAAATGGCATAAACAACATCAGTGTGAAAACCCCCATACCAATCAGTGACCATCGTGCCATACGGAGCTGTGCTAGATGTTTCCGCGACAGGTCTTCAAATTCTCTGATTTCTTTTGCTTTATCTATTTCAGCATCCGTTACAACACCATCACCATCAAAGTCGTATGGGTCTAGCTTGCTACCTTTTTGTAATCTCTTCGTCATTTGAATTGATCTTTCATAGCTTGCATTAAGTCTTTTATTGTGACCGTTTTTTCTTTTGGGTCGTAGAGACAAACGATCTGGCGAGGGCATGCGTCAATGCTCTCCATGATTTCGATTCCCCCACTTCCGTTAGCTCCTTCGTACAAACAGAAGTATTGTCTAAGCCTTTTGCCACCGAAGGACTCGTGTACCTTTTCGATCTTCTTGAGTCGGCAAATCGTATACCCTCCGTTTTCAAGCGTGGGTCTTCTGTGGTGCTCATGAGCTTCTATCCAGTTTGACCAACCCATAAGTAACAAGGCTAAGAATACCGGCACCAATAATAAGAACCACTGTGACAACACTGTATGTAACAATCTTATCCCTTCTCTCCTGTTTCTGATAAACCTCTAGTTGCCTCCTTTTACGGATAGTACCCTCCATAGCAATTAACTCATCCCAGGCCTTTGTGCCATGAGTGAAAGAAATGAAGGTGCGTAGCTGATCTCGTTGCTCAGCTAATTTTTTTTTAGCGGAAAACGCTTCCAAAGCTTCGGTTTCTACCGAATCTTTATAAAATACTTTAGCAAAAACTGAAGGGTTCTGGGTTCGTTTTTCAATGTTACCTACATCTGATACAGCAGACATCCAACGAGATAAGTCACCACTCATTTGCTCCAGGTCACGGCCCGCAGCGAAAGCTCGTTTGATACCATTAAAAGCGAGATTGGCGGTGGACATAGCCGCACCGATACTGACAGGATCAAACATGGGATTGTCTTTATTTTAGAGGTTAAATGCTATTCCTAAAAGAATAATAATAATTGCAGAAGCAGCAGCAACAAGGATACTTTCAATGCGCTTAATGCGACCAAAAAGATCTTTGAATTGAATACTGGTTTCAACTTCGAGGCGATGCGAACGTGTATCAAGTTGATGTATCTGTTCTGTGACAGAGGTTAGTGTTGGCTTACTCAATTACTTAGCCTCCAGTGCCGCTACTTTAGTCTCAAGAGTTTCAATCCTAGCCATTGCTTCTTGAAGTGCTTTAATAGCTTTCATGTAGAGTATAGAATACTTTACAGATTTAGTGGTCGTTTTAAGAATCTCACCTTCTGCATCTCTGTCTGCCCTTTCCTTAACAAGACCAGACATTCCTGATGCTTCTAGCTCTTGAGCAACAACACCTAACCGCCAGTGATTATCACTATCCCCATGAATTTCAACATCTTCGTTCATTTTATATTTACGAACTTTAATGGCTTTTATATCAGCCCATTGTGAAGACGCATCTGTAATTTGCTGTTTTAGCTTTTGGTCAGAAGTAGAACCATAAGAGTTATCGTGATTAACAACATCTCCGTCAGACCAGATGGTCATCTTCTGACTAGAACTATCACTAGCATACAAAAAATACTGTGAGTTATTGTCAGGCGCAGCGGCAGAAAAATTTAGCCAAAGACAATCTGGAGTTGACCCATGAGTGTTTACAATCTTTGTGTGATGTCCACCTATGGTTGCCGCATTAGTAGTTCTACCTGATGGTTCAATGTCCATTGCAGTAATCCAACTTATCGCATTTCCTGCTGTTCCTGATGCGGCAACAAAGTGAGTAATTTTACCAGCTGAATGTTGTGTCATAGAGACAGCCTCAGATGACGCTTCATATTTCCAACCACTGTTATGATAAGCACCTTGCCCTAAGTAAAGGTCACTACTAGCTTCTCCTGCAACAAACCCTCTACCTGCAATCTGAAGTGCATTATATCCAGAAGTCCATGTAGACAACGAAGTCTTTGCAATAGCCACATTTCCGTCAGAGTGTACCCTGAACTTCTCCGACCCTGCTATCTTTACTGCAACAACATCGTTTGTTGAGAGGTCAACCGATGTGTCTTGGTCACCAGATTGATTTGTCAGCTTGTCTGCTTTGATTTCACTAACCATGAGCTTATCCTATTTTGCTTGCTTTATCTCTTGCGGCTCTGTCTTTGTAGTCACTCCTTGCCGTAACTAACTTTACAAAGTCTGCTTGGTTACTTGGGATTGGGTCAGTAAAACTCTCGTCATTCATTAAACGAGTAGTCCACTCAGACTGCATCCGTTTCCATGCGTTGTTTACCTTACCTGACATAGCGGCTTGTAGCCACGCATCTAAGTCTAGTAAATCGTTCTTTAATATTGTTTGTTCTGTGTCTGAAAGTTCCACAGTTAGTGTTAATTTTGCCATTTATATCTCCTTTAAGATAGGGTTATTTCACCCATAATTAAGCAACTAAAAATCCCCAAAAACTTTGAGCAGCAACTTGACCAGTTAAATCTGCTTGTTGTGTTCCATCAGGTTGATATACTCGCACTATAGCAGTATCATTTGCATCCATATCTGCTAATTGAGTTATATTAAAATGAAAATAAACTTGGTCAGCTGCTAGACTAGAAAATGTTGTTATGTTGTAATATTCTCTATTGCTTGTTGTTATTTTTATGTAAAAATAAGAAGCGTCTTTATCTAAACTATCCATCCTTACTCTAGCACCAAGCAGATATCTTCCTGATACTGGCGCAGTAAATGCGTCTGACGAAGTTGAAAAATCAGAGTTTTGGTCAAAAATTTCTTGTTCCCATACAGCTCCAACCTCAGAACCTGTTGCTATATTACTTTGAGTAGTATCAGATGCAGCAGAAAAAGCAGGTTGTAATGGCTTGGTTATATGACCATTAGCATCAAAGACCATGTGGCTCGTTGTGCCTAGAGTAGAACCTAATCCTATTGTCAGGCTATCTGCACTATCGTCTAGGCCGATGTGAAAGTCTTGTGCATTGCCATCAAAGACAATCTTAGTATCTTCGGCAGTAGCATCACCAATCGTTAGAGTTTTAACATCTTCTATATTGTTTACTTTAATTGTTGACATCTATTCCTCCTACGGTTTTGAGGGCCAAGTCACACTTGACATATCTAATGAAGTGCTAGGGCCATCTCCTATTATTTTAGGACTTGCTGTTTTTGTTATATCTCTCAGGTCTTGCCGATATTTCTTTTGAGCATCCGTTATGGTTAAGTCGGAACTTGCCCACCAATCACATTCAGACAGAAGTTTATCTCTTTTTCTTCTGAGTAGCCTCATTGGTTCTGCATCTTCTAAGACTTTCTTCTTGTCAGATACTTGCTTCCAAGTCACACCAAAGTCCGAAGGTTTGGAACTTTCTATAGCTGAACCATTACTATCTGCTCCAGTTACTTTACGGAACATAGCATTAAATTCAGTCTCATTTTTTGGTTCTCCTCTGAGAATATATTCTTTTACATTTAGTTCAAATAATGCTTTTGCTAGATAATCTGTCATCCTGCTATCTCCATTGCCATAAGATGTCCACCTGACCCATAAGAGTCTCTATTTAAGTATACGGCATGAGTATTATTTATAGTTGCCACTTGGCATTTATAAGTAATTTGTGAGGTAGTTGATGGGCTATCAACAATTTGTCTTGTAGAATACCACATTATTCTATCGTTATCGCCCTCAAGAAGAACTCCTGCACCATAAGTAGTAGTATCTTGTGAAATAATTGTTGAATCTCTTAATATATTTATATTAGCTCCTCTCCAAACATTACTTGATAAGTCTGGAACATACACATGATTTGTAGCTAAGATAAATATTTTACTACTGGTCGAAGATGGGGTTATATTTAGAGTAGAGCCATCTACGTCTGCGAATGTAGTTGAATTATATTGAGTAGAACTTCCAAATCCTTTAGTGCTACTAGCTCCTGCCGCAAAAACAGTTTGAATTATACTACCAGTATGATTAATAGATAAATCAGCTAGGGTGGGAACAGAGCCATTTGTTTTCTTTATTGCATCTACTTGAAGTGTACTCATACTATCACCCATGTGCCTGAGACAGTGACAGTCGCGGTAGATGCGATTGTAATTGGCCCTGCATTGACTGCCGTATGTGTACTGTCTATTGTTAGTGAATTTGTGACTGTAGCTTCTTGTTGCTGAATAACGGCTTCATAAGAAGTTTGCTCACCAGACCTGCCAGTATAATTTTCCATTTTAGGTTATCTCCATAATACTCATTGTCACAGAAACTTTATCGGCAACAGAACAGTCCACCTGAATTTTATCGGTTGTCTCAATTACAATCTTATTCCCAGAAAGAATGTGGACACTACCGCCTACTGGTATTGGCACTGATTTAGCTAGGAAAGTTGTTGTGTTTGTTGCCGTTCTTCCACCGCCAGAAGTAGTAGATACAAGTTTCACTGAAGCCGTTACTGCCGCAGTATGAACATTTGCAAGAACCAAACCTAACACAATAGTAGTTGTAGAACCTGGTGTTGTGTAAAGGTCTTCTGGTGTTCCAGCCGATGCAGGCATCACATCATGTGATACCACCTTAAATGTGTTTGCCATTGGTTTCTCCTTATTTAATTAAGCAAGCGCGATTGCAAGTGCCACAGCCTCTTCAGCCGCAGCCGTAGCAGTAGTAGCACCGATGTCTGAAAGGACTTCAGATGCAGACCGCCCTTCAACATTAGTTCCGTCAATTCTTAAAAAATCATTGTCTGCAACACCACTTGTGAACTTAGGAACATTGGTATTTGATATGCCAAATGTTAATGCGGCTTGTCCTCCAATATCACTCAATACTTCTGAAGCTGATCTGCCTTCTATTGAGGTTCCATTAACTCGTAAGAAATCATCATCTGCTACACCGCTTGTGAACACCGCAATGTTTCCATTTGATATTCCAGTTGTATAACTTTCAATCGTTTGCCATGAAGAGCCGTTATAAGCCTTCAATACGTTAGAGGAGGTATTGAAATAAAGATCACCTGCTGTGAGCGCATCCCCATCATTATCCACTGATGGATCACTAGACTTTGCTCCAAGAAAAATATCATCAAAGTTATCTAATGCTGTTGCAGCAGCCGTTGCACTTGATGCTGCCGCAGTAGCACTACTAGCTGCTGCTGTTGCACTACTACTTGCATTGGAGGCTTGTGTAGAGGCTGTACTTGCACTACTAGCTGCTGCCGTTGCTGATGATGCAGCAGCAGTAGCTTTGGTTGTAGCTGTTGTAGCAGATGTAGCCGCAGATACAGCATCGACTAAAAGTGCGAAATGATCGGTGTCTGTTAGACTATCTCCAATCGCTGCATCAGCTACACATATATATACGTTGTTTAGTTGGGCGGTGGTGGACCCTTTTACAATATCTCTCTGTACAAAAGCGGCAGTAGTTGTTGTTGCGCTCGTTCCTTTGTATGTGCCTAGTTCCTGGGTAACAGATATTTCACCAGAACTATCAAAGGCAAGTATCTTTGAGGCTCTATCGGTAGCTGAGTTGGTAAACTCCGTAGAGGTCATTGTGTTTGTAACACTGAGCTTTAGAGCACGATCTAATTCTTCCTGCATGCCCTGGGTTATGAATGTAAGCCTATCAAGTGCCGATTCATGGCTTTCAGCAGGAAAACTATCATTTTCAACATAATCTGTTGATTGAGTTTTTGTAAGTACACGCTTAATAACTACTG